TACCGTATGTAATACCATTTGCCATATCACATATAAATATAAGTTATAGAATTTTTAAGTAAAAAAAAATCACTACCGAAGTAGTGATTCTTAATTTTAGGATGAACATCCAAAACATTCAAAATCAGAATTCTCAGGTCTTGGTGGTAAGTTTAGGTGAGAATAGTCAACTTTTGGTGGTTCAGGAGTTACTTTAGGTTTTTCACGTTTAGACATATCTAACGCCAAATGTTTAGCTCCTGTTGATATTGCCTTAGTTCTCACATAATAACATAAAGTTTTTAATCCTTTTTCCCAAGAGTGGAAATGTGATGATGTAATCTTAGATAGGGTTGGGTTTGCCATATAAATGTTCATTGACTGTGATTGATCAATAAATGGAGCTCTATCTGCCGCCATATCAATAAGTTCTCTTTGTGATATCTCCCAAATAGTTTTATACTTAGGAATTAAATGTTCAATTCGTTTAACTTTCTTAATGTAGTTTTTATCTTCAGAGTCCAAATAGTTATTGAAGTTAATATTTTGAATTGATCCTTCATTTATGATGATTTCATTTTTTAAATCTTCACACCAAATACCAATCTTCTCAAAGTCGTTAATTAGATATTTGTTAACTATCATGATTTCACCACCAACAACTCGTCTATTAAAGATTGCCGAGTGTGCCGGTTCTGTCATTTCATATGAACCTGTAATTTTAGCTGAGGATGCCACGGGCATTTGAGCCGTGAATAACGAATTACAAACTCCATATTGTGAAACACTATTCTTGAGTTTGTTCCAATCCCACATTCCTGAAAGTTGAGTTTCGTCTAATCCCCACATATCAAATTGGAATACTCCTTGAGACATTGGTGATCCGTTGAAGAATGAATAAGGTTCGTACTTACCATTCATACACAACTGATTACTTTCATAGATTGCCGCATAATAGATTGTTTCAAAGATGTCCCTGTTCAATTTCTTAGCTTCATTAGATGTGAAGATATAATCCATCAAATAAAATACATCAGCCAAACCTTGTGTTCCAATTGCAATTGCTCTTTGTTCCAAACCACCTTTTCTACCTTTTTCAGTTGAGTAGTTGTTTATATCAACTACCTTATTAAGTGATCTAACAACTTTTCTAACCTCATTAAATAAAAGTTCAAAATCAAATTTACCCCCTTGAATAAAGTTCTTTAAAACCATTGATGAAAGTGTACAAATCGCTGTAGTCTCTTCATCAGTATATTGATATATTTCATTACACAAATTGGATTGTTTAATGACCCCAATATTTTGGTGGTTAGTTTTTCTATTAGCGTTATCTTTAGAACATAAATAAGGAACTCCTGTTTCGATTTGAGATTCAACAACTTTACTCCAAATGTCCTGAGCTTTTACTTTTTTACCTAACCCCATAGATACTGCCTTTTCATACACCTCCTCATATTCATCACCAAAACATTCTTGTAAAGGTTTTAAACCAGCCTTAGTGATATCATTAGGACAGAACAAATACCAACTAGTGTTATTTCTAACCGCTCTCATGAAGTTATCAGGAATCCAAAGTGCGGTAAACAAATCACGAGCTCTTAATTCTTCCGCACCTGTGTTCTTCTTGATGTCTAAAAGATCAAAGATGTCTTTGTGCCAAGGTTCAAGATAGATAGCAGCGCTACCAGGTCTACGACCTTGTTGGTTAAAGAATCTAAGTGATTCATTAACAATTTTTAAATATTTTAAAAGACCTCCAGCATATCCACCTGAACTTGAGATTCTACTTTCTTTACTTCTAATGTTAGACATAGATAATCCAATACCTGCAGCATCAGAGGAGAAAGTTGAAATATCTGTTAATGTATCTAATAAACCTTTTCTTGAGTCGGAGTTGTTATAGTGAAGTACACATGATGCTAATTGTGGAACTTTTGTTCCAGCATTAATCATTATTGGTGTTGCCTTTGAAATCAACTGGTTTGATAATGATTTGTAATACTCAAATGCGTCAGACATATTGGTAGTAACCCAAAGAGCAACTCTCATATACATATGTTGTGGCCTTTCAACTACTTTACCATTTGGTCTTTTCAACAAATACATTTCTTGTAATGATCTCCAAGCAAAGTAATCGAAGTTATAATCATTTTCATGATTAATAGCGGCATCAATAGTATCTTCACCATATTCTTTAATAGTTTCAATCAATTTTTCATTGATGATTCCATCTTCATAAAGTTGCATCATTGTTTGTGAAAAACTTTCATTAGTTTCTTTATGATATGAAGAAATTGCAACACTCGCAGCCAATCTTGAGTAATCATGGTGACTACCTGTGTATGAAGCCGCAATCTCATAAACTAATTTATCAAGTTCTTTTGTAGTTACCTCACCTTCCGTTGGTACAGAAGTAATTACTTTAATGAAAATTTCATCAGAATTAACATTCAAACCTTTTGATGCTCTCTTAACTCTGTTGTAAATTTTTTGAGGATTAAATGATACACTTTCCCCTCCTCGTTTATTTATTTTTAATGACATATTCCAAAAATTAAAAGTCGTCTGTAAATGTTATGGTTTCGTTCAATTTTGCCTTCTGATACTCCATAGTTCGTGATTCGAAGAAATTACCTTTAGTTTCAACAGCAATTTGCTCCATAAACTTAAACGGTTGTTCTACGTTGAATTCTTTACTACATCCCATCTTAACGAGTAGTCCGTCAACTACAAATTCAAGATATTGTTTCATTAAGTTTGAGTTCATTCCAATCAAAGAAACTGGAAGTGATTCTGTAATGAATTCTTTTTCAATTTCTAATGCCGAAAGTAAAATCTCTTTAATTCTTTTTTCAGAAGGTTTATTCTCCAAATGGTTATTCAATAGGTGAATTGCAAAATCACAATGTAAATTTTCATCTTTAAAGATTAATGAGTTAGCGTTACACAAACCTTGCATAATCCCTCTTGATTTCATCCAAAAAATAGAACAGAATGAACCTGAGAAAAAGATACCTTCGACAGCGGCAAAGGCAACTAATCTTTCTGCAAAAGATGCCTTTTCAATCCATTCCAAAGCCCATTTGGCTTTCTTCTGAACCGCAGGAAGTCTATCAATTGCATTGAAACATTCATCTTTTTCCTTTGGATTATTAATGTACGTATCGATCAACAACGAATACATTAATGAGTGAATGTTTTCCATCGCCAATTGGAATCCGTAAAAGAATTTAGCTTCGGGATATTGCACTTCTCGGTAGAAATTCTCCGCCAAGTTTTCGTTCACAATACCGTCAGAAGCCGCGAAAAATGACAATACGTTTTTGATAAAGTATTTTTCATTGTCTGTTAAATTTTCCCAATCTCTGATGTCATTAGTTAAATCCACCTCTTCTGCCGTCCAAAACGCTGCTTGGTGTTGTTTGTAAAATTCCCATATATCATTGTGTTCAATAGGGAAGATAACGAACCGACCAGGATTTTCTACTAGTATTTTTTCCATTTTTATAAATTTACTTATTTTGTTAATTTGATTGTGTTTCTCTTTGTTTTCTCTTTTCTAAGAGTTCCTTAACTCTTTGTCTTTGTCTTTCTTCTTTTTGTTCTTCAAGACCTAAGAACGTCATTGAGCTTTCAGTATCTATATCAATCATTGCGTTATCAAACTTACAGTTTTCAAATACAACACCATCATCACCGATACGTGATTTTGTTATTGCAATTGTTGCTAGTTTCATTTCTTTTTGTTGTAATGTCTTTGCAACTGATATAATAACGTGACCCACTTGAGCCTTTTTAATTGATCCACCCATTTGATCTGTCGTAACAACTTCTGAAGATATTGAAGATCTGTTACCTTGAGTTGCAGTCCAGCCCACAATATTCATTTCGTGACACATTGCTTCAAATGCTCTCATTACTGACCCTTCACTCTTCCATTCATCACCTAAATTTTTGTCAGGAACAATACAATCGATATAATCTAAAACAATCATATCTACTTTAATACCATCAGATACCATTTTTCTAATTTGATTTTTGATTTGTAACATCGTCATAGTATCAGATGGTAACTTTTTCATTATCAATTTATTTGGCATTGATTCCTCAATTTCCCTAACTCTCTTCATAACCTCATCTTTTTTCTCTGACAAATCGTCAGGATGAACTTTCGTCCATAATGTAAAGTGTTTTCTTTGGATAACCTTTGGGTTGTCCTCAAAAAAGATCTGAAGTACGTTAAATCCAAGATTAAAAGCGTGATTTGCCATCTTGGTTAATATAGTTGACTTACCGACACCTGTAGGTGCTAATATAACACCAATTTCCCCTTTTGCCAAACCTCCTTTTAGTAATCTATCGATGCCAGGTATTCCCATTGGGATTGGGTGTCTGTAGTCATCTTCAAGAACTTGGTCAAGATTAGAGAACACATCTAACATAGTAGTGTCTTTTGCTCCAACCTGAAGTGCATTTTTAACCAATTCTTCAAGTGTGTCATAACTCTCAAACTCACCTCCATCGATGATCTTTTGAGCCTTACCCATTACCTTTTGTAGTTCTTGTTGTTTACAGAACTTTAAAGCCTTTTCTTGCACAAAAGCTACACCATCGATAGGTGCATCCTTAATTTTCTTGATTGTATCCATAACAATCTTAGATGCAATTTCTTGTTGTAATTCTGATTTTGTGATTTGTTCTAACGTATCAAACGAAGGTGTGTGATCGTATTTTGTATAATACTCTCTAATCATTTGAATGATGATTTTGAAATATTTGTTTTCAAAATAATTATTCTCAATCACATCAATAATTGAATGTGAAAAGTCTTTATCTACAATGATTTGATTTAGTAATTGTAACTGAAACGTATTACCTAAATACTCAAAATTTTTACCTGTCGCCATATAGTTTTCTCTCCTTTAGTAAAAATAAATAGTATTAGTTTTTGATAAATTCAGGATAAAAATAATTAAAATTTTTACCTGAAAAAATGTCAGTAAGTGAGGAAAGGATGCTTTTTAACTTTGGGCGTAGGTCTACGGTATATCTTACCTTCGGTGGGTATACTTTAGCGTCGAACTCACGCTGACAAATTGTCATATCTCCGAGCTTAATAATCAAATTAAAATTTTCCGGACCTTCCGTGATTGATGTATTTAATACATCTGGGTTTTCTGAAATTTCATATTGGTTGTCCAACATGTAAGTTACCGATCTCATTTTAAGATCGTATTTTAACTCGTTGCAAATACTTTCAATGTGATAATAAAAATCCTCAGACTTATGAGCGTTTTTATTAAAATTCCTAACATTAAAGAATCTCTGAACCACAATGTTATCGTTACACATTAACAAAAATTCAACTTTGGTAATATCCTGTTCTTTCATTTGTTTTTTTTAGTTTTGTTTGTTTCTAAATTTTGTTTTTTCTTTTCTTGTTAACTTTAAAAATGGTTTCAAAAAACTTACCCAAGCGTCGTCACCCTTTGGTAGGTATTTGAAGAATCCATCTTCCATCATCATTCTAATTAGATTTCTATGTCCTCTTCCGTCGGGATCCATCGACTCCGTGTAATATAATCTAACTAATTCTTTGTCCTCTTCACTTAAGAGTGGTTCATCTAAATCGACAAGTTTTTGATTGATTACAAAAAATTCATCACCAAAAATACCTTCTTTAGTTTTACCACTTAATAGATTCTGAAGGGCAACGTTTCCCTTTTCCTCCTTAAGTAAATTAGTACTTGTACTCAAAATATAGGGTAATTGTACTAATTCTTCAAGTAGCTCAGGAAATAATTTAACCAAAGTCTTCTCACCAAGATAAAAGATTCCGTCAATATTATCGGAACTATCACCAGTGAGTATCTTTACGGTTTTTACATTAAAGTGTGGGACTTCAATATCGTGTAATTTAATCTTGTCCCCCAACTTATAATATTGTTTTGTGGATGGTGAGTAAATTGAAACTTTTTCAGAAATTAATTGAGTTAAATCTCTGTCACTTGAGAATATAGTTTTAGTTTCATCTAAGGACACTTGGCAGTAATATGCTATTAAGTCATCAGCTTCTGCGTGTTCTGTCTCCAGTTGTCTTACAAACATCTCCTCGAGGTATTGTCTAACCCTTTGTTTTTGTTCTAAAAAAGATTCTTCTTTTTGTTCTGATTCGGAAGGTCTCCGATTCAATTTGTACTTTGGGTAAATCAATCTTCTTTGTGAAGATGAGGTTTTAGAATCCCAAAATACAACAACTTTACTATAGTTGTGTTCTTCCAAGAATTTACGAAGAGTATTTAGAAAGTGCCAAACACCACCAACGTGTTTTCCATTGTGATAGAATTCTCTAACACCGTGAAATCCAATTTTTAATAAATTATTTCCGTCTACTAATAATGTTTTAGACACTTTCTCAAATCTTAAATGATTTCTACTCAACCTCTTCTTTTTCTGTTTTCAAATCGAAGTCACCATCAACTCCAATTATATCTTTCCAATAGTCAGCATATTCTTTTTTATACTTTTCTATTGATGCCTTTTCTTCTGTTGTATCTTTACCTGGCAAGAATCCGTGTGGTGTTACAATGATTCGACCGTCTTCAAAACCAAGACCATTGATGTGGTTTTTCATAACCGACACTTTTGTTCTTGAAGCGAACTTCACAGTTCTTTTATCTTTTGTCGCAGTGATCTTTGTTGTACCCGCACCTTTTTGATTACCAAATAAGAACACCAAAGAAGAGTTTAACCAAATTGCTTCACCACCTTTTGCCTTGATCTTAGGTTGACCAAATGGATTGTCAGGTAATTCTACCCAAGGTTGGTTAACAATGATTAAGGTATTTTCGTAT